TTAGCAAACGCAATACGCTTTGGATCTTCTGCGTTCTTGCCTCCGCTGCGTCCTAGTAAATTACTTGCAAGATCTTTACCACTAGTAGCACGTTCAACTCCGCCTGATTTAACAAAGCCGCTTTTGTCTGTGAGTATAAACTCTCCAGCTTCATTACGCCCAAATACAATAGCCGGGGAGCCGTCCCACTTAACTGTTACGTCTGTATGACCACCTTGCTCTAAACTCTTAAGGCGTTCTAATGCACGAATTGCTCCTCGACTGCCTTCCCAGAACACAATGTCTTCTGCGTGATCAATACGAGCACCTTCTTTAAGTTGTACAGAGTGTACTTTACTTTCAACTAATTTAATGTCACTGTATCTCATCTGTTAAATGCTCCTGATGACATAACAACACTACCCATATTACCACTTAATTCTTTAATACGTGCAAGTTGTTTGTCTGCTAAGGTAGTGTATCCTGTTTGAACTGCTTCAGGTAACTTCATTCCGTCTTTTTCTAGTGTAGCTTCAAAAGGTGCTACTAGTTCGTCATAGTTAGGATCATTTCTTAGAAACTTAATCATACTCTCAACTGTGTGAGTGTCTTGTTCTGTTGCACCTTCGCCTAACAATAATGTTGCAATCTTATCCCATGTATCGGCTATGACTACATCGCCTTGTTCTGGATCAACTACGCCAAACTTAGGACTAAACTTATAGCCTCTGCCTCTAGCAATACTTGCTAACAACATCGCTCTATACTTTCCGCCATATTCTTCTGTGCCGCCGCGTTTAGCACCTCGTTGAAAATCAGGGTTGTTTGTAAACATAAAGTCTGTTTGTACAAAACCTTTTTGGTCAGTGCCATCAATTGGTGTACGGAAGTGTACTTGGTCACCTGCATTATGTATCCAACCATCTTGCTTTGAACGTCCCTTGTTCATAATTTGGTCTTCGGGAACTCCTTGACCTCTTAACCAGGCTGCTAGCTTTGCAATAAGATCTTCTTTGCTTACTTTGTTTGCATCTGTGTTTAGGTCTAAGTCACCTGATGAGTTCTTTTCAAATGCACCATCTGGGTCTTCTTTTTTACCAGTTGTACCTAGCCAATCTTCTTCGTCAAAAGTTAAACCTGTTATCTTTTCAAGGAACTGAATAGTAGGATGCACATCCGGAGTTGCGATGCGCACTGTCATCATTTCCTTTTCAGGTTCAGTCTTAAATACATTGCCACCTTCACTTAGAATCATTATTTTTACTCTCTATTATTTTTGTCATGCCACGGCGAAACTTTTTTGGATCTCCACTTTTAACAGAATTAATGAACCTACGTTCAAGTTCACTTGCAGTAACATCATCATACGTATTACTAATTCTATTAAGAAGATTAATAGCACTTTCGATAATGTTATTTGCAGATGTTTCAATTTGCTTGTCGCTACTATAAGTTGCGCCAAAGCTATTAAGTTCTTCTAAAATACTACGTGTACGTTTTTTCATTGTTCTACTCCGATAATGTATTTAGCGTTAGTATAAATATGTTAGTAATAGATGAAGGAGGGCATAATGTCAATATCTACGATGAGTTTCAAAGAAAAATCTTTATTATTTGCCAAATTATCAAGTATAGCATATAATAACACAAAGAATGCAAAGAGTCAAGCAAAGAAATTAGGGTTTACAACAACAGAGTTTTACGAAAAAGACGGAGCTCAAGCATATCGTTTTATGAACAAGACAGATTTAGTTATAGCATGTCGCGGAACACAACCAACTGAGTTTAATGATCTAAAGGCAGATTTAAAAGCATTGCCGGTAATGGCAGAAACAGTTGGACGAGTACACATTGGATTTAAAACAGAAGTAGATGACATTTGGCCTATGATTGAAGAAGACATCAATCGTAAAACAAATGTAACGAAAACACTTTGGTTCTGTGGACACAGCCTAGGGGCTGCAATGGCAACCATTATGGCAAGTAGAGCAAAACATAATGTAGAACTAAACGATCCAGTTGAACTATTCACATACGGATCACCACGAGTAGGTTGGAAGAAGTATTGCAATAGTCTAGATGTTGTACATCACAGATGGAAGAACAACAATGACATTGTCACTACTGTTCCTCTTGCTGTTATGGGATTCAAACATCACGGCACTCAACATTACATTAATGCATATGGCAATGTTCGTAAGCCTACTGGTTGGCAAATGCTCAAAGACAGATGGCGTGGCATGTGGATGGGTATCAAGCAAGGCAAGATAGATAACTTTGGTGATCACTCAATGGTCGAGTACATCAAGCACATCGAAGCCGACCAAGACTAATCCCAGAGATTTTCATAATATCTACCAAATAGTCTGAAGCCATTTGACATTCGTTCTTGGTGTGCTTTCATTCCTTCATGGTCAATCCATTCAAAACTACCAGCCATTGACCCATTCTTTTGACCTTCAACATAGTCGCCGTAATAATCATCTTCCCAGTGATCACGACACTTTTGTTCAAACGCCCAAATCATTTCATCCATGATGTTATCCCACTCGTGTTCTTCTAAGTTAGCAGGATGGCCGTGATTATTTTCTTTTAGTTGTACTAGCATAGGCAAGATAATATAAGCAAGTGTATGGTCCATACTCCACGTATCATGTTTATCAATACGAACACTTATCTTTTGTTTAGGGTTCCATCCAAACAATCTATCTAACCAGTAATAATACTTTGGATAATCACTAATTTTAATCTTCATAATAATCTACCACCATTACGTTTTCAGGGTTATCGGGAATTTGAAATGTCTTTGCAAACTCCATTGCTTCACTAGCATCGTCAAACAGTTCAGGTTGTAAGTCCCAACAATGCTCTGTTTGTTTAGTAATATAAATCCAATCGTCTTTGCCGTCAAGGCACACCATTACTGCATACATTAGAAAAACAAACTACTCACTGACTCTTCGTTGGTTACACGACGAATTGCTTCTCCAAATAAATTCGCAACACTAACTTGGCGTGTCTTTTTGCAGTTCTTAGGGCAACGGTCTGCAATGCTGTCAGTGATTACTAGTTCTGTGAGTACACTCTTTTCAACCTTCTGACATGCTTCGCCACTCAGTACTCCGTGTGTGATGTATGCACGAACTGACAATGCACCTGCATCCATAATTGCTTTAGCTGCGTTGCATAATGTACCACCTGAGTCAATGATGTCATCAACTAGAATAGCATGTTTGCCTTTAACATCACCAATCAAGTTCATAACTTCGCTCTTGCCTGCTTCAGGACGCATCTTATCTACAATAGCAATGTCTGCATGGAACATGTCTGCAAACTTTCTAGCACGAACAACTCCGCCTGCGTCTGGGCTTACAAATACTGTGCCGTCTTCTGTACCTACATTGCGTTTAATGTCTTTAGCAAATACTAAACGGCTTGTTAGGTCATCAACTGGGATATTAAAGAAGCCCTGGATCTGTCCTGCGTGTAAGTCCATTGTAAGCACTCTGTCTGCACCTGCTGTTGTTAGCAAGTCAGCAATTAGTTTTGCTGTAATAGGCGTACGGCTTGCGCTCTTACGGTCCTGCCTAGCATACCCAAAGTAAGGAATGACTGCTGTGATTCTTGTAGCACTTGAACGCTTGGCAGCATCAATCATAATCAATAGTTCCATTAAACTGTCGTTAACTGGAGTAGCAGTTGATTGAATAATGAATACATCTTCTCCGCGAATGTTATCTAAAAACTCTACACTTATTTCTCCGTCTGCAAATGTTGCTACTTTAGATGGTACTAGAGTTGCAAAGGTGTTGTCTGCAATCTCCTGTGCTAACACTGGGTTAGCGTTACCTGCGATGATTTTCATTTTCAATTAGTTCCCTTTCTTATGTTACTGTTATAGTTAATTGCTTGATTGATTAGACCAAGGTCTGTATTTTTATGTGTCTTAGCAGTATTGACTAATGCATTCATGTCTTTAGGAAAACAGTGTCCTCCATAGCCTCGCATTTCTGTTACTTTTATATGGCTGTCTCCGATACGTGGATCCATTCCTACTCCGATAGCAACTGGATCATAATCTATACCTGCTGCTTTGCACAAGTCATACATTTGATTAAAGAACGTTACTTTGGTTGCTAGGAATGCATTACGGAAATACTTTGTAAGGATTAGTTCTGCAACTCCTGCGCTAGATACGTTAATATTTCCTAGAGCAGTAATTAATATGTCTGCCCAAAAGCCTACGTTGTCTCCGCCCATCATAAAGTCTTTGGTATTAGCAAAGTCTTCTAGGGCTGTTGCTGCACGTAAGAACTCTGGACTAAATGTAAGATTGGCACTGATAAAATCTGTGCGTATTACGTCCCATCCTTCTAGACTAATTGTGCTTTTAATTAGTATAGGCACTGGAGGAGCATTACTAACTATATCATATACATTATTAATGTTACATGCACCACTAGTATGTTGTGGGGTGCTCACACAAATAATAATTGCGTCTGCGTGTTGCAAGTCTGCGTAGTGTCCAAGTGCTGGATCACTAATTAGTATTTCGTGATAGTCTTTCAAGGCCGCTTCGTGAGCCTGTCCAACATATCCGTATCCTGCGATTCCTATCTTCATAGTGTATCCTGTGTTTGTATACTGTTAATTATACACTCATCGAGCTGTATGTCAAGAGAAAAGGCTGTGCGTCGACACAACCTTTCCAAGTATTAATAACCGTTTGGTACTAACACATAATGTATCATTAGCACAATGGCCACTGATGCACCTAGTCCTATCATCATCTTCTGAAAGTCTCGTGCTACTAAAGGAAACACGCTCTTGAACTTCATCTTGCCTGTGAAGCTTGCAATAGCAAGTTCACGTCCTGCAAGCATACCAACAAACACCCAAGTAGTTGACATAGGTATATCGTTCAGCTCTTTAAAGAAGTACAAACACAACCAATAGAATAGATCAATTAGTGTAGCACTACGCACATATCTTGTGTTATGCTTTTCTAATACAATCTCTTGTATCTTGCCGCCTCGCTCTCTAAACATAAAGAACAAGCCAACTACAAATACTACACTGACTAAGAACATCAAGTCCAACGGTACTACTCGTGGAAGGAACACTGCGATGTTAGCCATGTCATGTGACAACCAAGTCCACCACAAGCCTCCTGTTGCAACCCATTGTGCTACTCGCCAATAGTTTTTGTGTGCTTCTTTAACTGGTGCTGTTTCGTCCATCCATCTGCTAATAAAGTACCAAGCAAAGTATGCGAACATTGCCGCAATACCATAACCCATTATACTTTTCATAAGCATCTTCTCTAATACAAATGTACTTGCGAAAGCACTTAGTACTAAGAAGCTAGTTGATACTGGCACGCCGTAACGTGTTAGTATAACAAGTATGCCTGGTGCCATAG